CGGGGCCCTAAGGCCCCGCCCGACATTCGTGCAGCGAGTTGGGAGGGATTTCATGTCCTCCCTTACGCTTGTTGTACGTCTGTTCCGACTCATTACGAGCCGGTTCCCCTAACCAGAAAACTGGTTAGGCCCTACTATCGAGGTAACTTCCATGGGCAAGACGGTAACATTGCGGAGACCGATGCCACTATCAGGATATTCGATAGTGAATCCGTTCTCCGGCTCGGCGTGGACTGGCTATGCCAGTAATGCGCCGGATGCCGTCTTGCGGGAACAGGTAACGACTAGTTATAGATCTAGTCGTTTTCGTCAAGAGCTATTGGGTGAATCAGACGTCAATGAGGACCTTCACTCCGCTACCAACTATCGTGATCGCTTTCGAGCGATGCGAGAGGAGGCGCGGAATTCTGGTATTTCATCGGCGAATGATAATGGGCATGAATTCTCAACACAGAAGGCATGGATCGACTACGGAAAAACCGTGGACGAAACTAACCTTGTGTTTGGTTTTCAGCCTTACCGTTATCGGGGACCAATGGTCATCCGATACCCCAATTACGGGAGCATATCTTACACTGGATTTCAAGCCGTGCCCGCGTTTTCCAGCGGGTATTACGGTACGAAAGCCATTGCCGAGACCGCTCCCACAGCTCCTGAGACGAGTACTCTCACTTCACTAATTGAACTCTACAGGGAAGGGCTTCCCCACCTTCTCGGTGTCCAAACAGGCCGTAACATGCGTGGCTCGCTTGGTAAGAAGGCCGCAAGGTCCTCTGCCAGTGACTACCTAGGTTACCAGTTTGGCTGGACGCCATTGGTCAATGACATAGTGAAGTCGGCGTTAGCTGTTACACAGGCTCAGAGAATTCTAGAGCAGTATAACAGAGACTCCGGCCGGAATGTCCGGCGAAAGTACACCTTTCCGACTGAAACCGACACTACACTCACAACCGTGGGTGGCAGTATCGGACCCTATTCTAACACGACTGGAACTCAGCCGTGGAAGAATAGTACTCAGTCGTTCCTGAACGTTCCTATAAAGAAGCTGGTTCGTACTTCTCGTACGATCCGGTTCTCTGGGGCCTACACGTACCACTCTCCTTACGCCGATAGTCAGACGTGGGAGAATTTGCACGGGTACCATCGACTCGCTAAGCGAGTCCTGGGCCTCGAGCTAACGCCCGAGGTGGTCTGGAACGTGATCCCATGGAGTTGGTTGGCCGACTGGCAGGTGAACATAGGCGACATCATGTCAAATATGTCATCTTTTGGTCGGGACAACCTTGTGCTCCGCTATGGTTATCTCATGTGTCACACAGTGACACAGGTAGATTACATAGTGGACGACCCCGCTGCTGTCACCATCTCTGGTGTCAGGGGGCCGTGGGTGAACACCTTCTGGATAGAAAAGAAGGAGCGCATCCGAGCACAGCCTTATGGGTTTGGCTCAGTACCTGGCTCGTATACTTCGAGACAGTGGGCCATCCTTGGAGCTCTTGGAATGACGAGAGCTCCTCAGACGCTGCTTTAACCCATAAAGCATGCGTTGAGTACTGCAGAGCTGGGAATCCACCTAGCTCTGTCCCCCAAGTTGCAAGGACAATGCTAGATGTTCACAGAGCCACAGTCAGTTACGATCTCCGGTACTGCGTACTCGCTTCCGCGAGTTTCGCAGGACGGAGCCTCGTCGGTCTACAAGACCGCCGATGGCGCCATCAGCATGACGGTTGCGCATACCTCTGGTAAGCGCTGGCGTCGTACTGCCCGCATCGTGCACACGAAGTACGCTCCCGACCCGCTGTTCCCTGCCCAGAACACCCCGTTTTCCATGACGTTTTACGTCGTGGCGGATGTTCCCAAGGCAGGTTACACGGTCGCGGAGCAGAAGGCCGTCATTGACGGCTTTCTTGCCAATCTTCAGGCTACTTCGGGTGCCAACATCACCAAGCTTCTTGGTGGTGAGAACTGACGGCTTAAGGGCTTTGGCCCGAACATCTGGCTAGGGATCTGTCTAGCCCCCTATTAAGGAGGTAGCAGTGAAAAGCCTGATGTTGCTCTTGCAATACGTCCTCGAAGATTTGGGGACGTGGTGTTGCACGAATGCCTCTCGTGATCTAAAAACGATCACGAGACGGGTTGAAGATGAGGGGTTCTCGTTTTTGACGATCACCCTGGCGAAATTTGGTAAAGACTTCCAAAAAAGTCTCGACCAAGGTTTCGTCGGCTCCGACCAGTTCGCTGGTTTCCAGCGCTCTGGGGGTCTCCCGAGACTATTCTCAGGTTTCCTTTGCCACATCTTCGATCCGCGAACGGGTCGATTGGTCGAAAACCCTTCCATAGTGCACATCCACGCCATACGTCAGATTACTCTGATGTGGGCAAAGATTGAACTGCCTTGCACTCCTGCAAGGCAGATCGCCGCACTAAGGAAGTTTATCGACTGTGAGCAGGATGTTAAACAAGCCGACGCGAACTGGACTGATGAAAGTCAGTCCCGTTTTAGTCGTCTTGGTACTCTACTGTGGGCTGATGTCCTTGCTGCTGTTGACTCACAAGTCTACAACGGCGAGATCATCCCCCGACATGGACCGGGTGCAACCGCCGACCGCCGTCTCGGAAACGAGAAATGGCGGATCAGTGAATGGACCCGACGGCTTGACAGGGAGTTCCCTGTTGGGGACTTTGTCCTGCCAAACCAAAGGTACTACAAGTACCTGTCCGGAGTTGACATCCTCGAACCCGGCGCTGAAAGACCTGTTAGGGTCGTTACAGTGCCTAAAACGCTTGAGACTCCAAGGATCATTGCCGTCGAGCCTACCTGCATGCAATACGTGCAGCAAGGCATCTTGGCAGCGATCACAAGGGCCGTCGAAGAGAATGACACCTCTCGACAGCTCATCGGATGGCAAAGTTCGGTGCCTAATCAGCACCTTGCTTGCGTCGGCTCTCGGAATGAGGCCTTCGCCACCCTTGATCTTAGGGAGGCCAGCGATCGAGTCTCGAACCAGCACGTACGAGTCTTGCTACGTAACTTCGG